GGTGGATCACAGATTGGCAACGATTGCAGTCGAGCTCTCTGGTATCAATTCAGACACGCATGGCGTCCAAGTTTTGATGGCAGGATGCTGAGACTGTTTGAGACTGGTGATCGAGAAGAGGATCGAGTTGTATCAAACCTTCGAGCAGTTGGAGTGACGGTCTGGGAGCGAGATCCAGAGACTGGCAAGCAGGTCAGGTTCACAGAGTGCGGAGGTCACTTTGCACTATCACTTGATGGTGTCGGTCTTGGATTTGCGGAAAGCAAGAAGCCACACACATTAGAATTTAAGACAATGAGCGAGAAGAACTTCAAGGCAATGAAGAACTTGGGATGCCAGAAGTCAAAGCCTGTGTACTGGGCTCAGTGCCAAATTGGAATGCATCTGGCTGAACTCGACAGGTGTTACTTTTTCTGCGTTAATAAAAATACGGATGAGATCTATGGCGAGAGAATTAAGCTCGACAAGAAGGAAGCCAAGGGACTGGTTGATAAAGCCAACAAGATTGTTTTTGCCGACACACCTCCAGACAAACTAAATGAAGACCCCAGCTTCTGGCAATGTAAGTGGTGTAGCTACTGGGCAGTCTGTCATGGCTGTAAGATACCAGAAGTCAGCTGCAGAACCTGTAGCCATGTGACCCCAGAGCAAGATGGAACGTGGAGTTGTGCCAAGGGCAAGCCAGTTGAGACTTGTAGCGAGCACCTTTTTATTCCTCAGATCATGCCAAAAGATTTTGTAGTTACGGATGCTGGTGATACGTTTGTGGAATATGAGGATCAGGATAGCGGAGAGATCATTCGTAACGAGAATAACAGCCAAGCCATTTTTGATGAAAGGATGCAGTGATGGATAATGAAATAGAAGAAGTATTAGAGTTAATACTTGAGATATGCCCAGACAAAATGACCAGTAGGCAGATGTCGATTGTGATGATTAACTTGCTGATCCACAAAAACTTGGCTCACTACTGGCCTCAGATCCACTCGAATGTCGCTGAAGTTGTAATGTATTATGACAGTGCCAATCGTACTGACGCAGTAAACGATGCCAACAAATTTCTAGAGGGTATCGTAAATGGCGTTTGAACTGAGAGACTACCAGAGAGAAGCTGTCGATGGACTGTATAACTACTGGGCAAGCAAGGCAGGTGATAATCCCTTGATCGTGGCTCCCACTGGTTCAGGTAAGACAGCTATACTTGCACAGATTATTAAGGATGCCATGAGCTATCCTGACACCAGAGTTCTGGTTGTGACGCACGTTAAGGAGCTTCTGGAGCAGGGAGCCAATGGATTGCTAAAGCTCTACCCAGAGGCTGACTATGGCATCTACAGTGCAGGTCTGAAGCAGAAGGTGTTGAACAAGCCAATCACGTTTGCTGGCATCCAGAGCGTCTGGGAGAGAGCCTACGACATGGTTCCAGCCCCAGATCTAGTTCTGATCGATGAGGCACACTTACTACCTAAAAATACTGAGACTAGATACAATCGTTTTATTGCCGATCTGAAGATATGCAATCCAGACGTTAAGGTGGTTGGATTAACAGCCACGCCATACAGGTTGGACACTGGGTACTTGCACAAAGGCAAGGGAGCGATCTTTGATGGGATAGCTCACGACATTCCTATCAGCCTATTGATGGATCAGGGATACCTGTCACCAGTCATATCAAAGGGTGGAATTAAGCAGATCGACCTTACTGGCGTTGGCAAGCGAGGTGGAGAGTTTATCGAGAGTGAATTAGCTACAGCTGCATCTGACCCAGAACTGATAGAATCGACAGTCAAGGAAGTTGTCACTTTGGCAAAGGATAGGAAGAGCTGGTTGGTGTTTAGCTCTGGAGTAAACCACGCACACTTGCTGGCTGATGAATTTGATCGTCACGGTATAGATGCAGGTGTCGTGACTGGATCAGATAGCAGTTCTGTTCGAGGCAAGACGATTGCAGATTTCAAGAGTGGTAAGTTGCAGTGCCTGATTAACGTGAACGTGCTTACGACTGGGTTTGATTATCCTGGTGTCGATTGCATCGTAATGTGTCGAAGTACCATGAGCTGTGGATTGTACATCCAATGTATTGGGAGAGGCACGAGAGTAGCTGAAGGCAAGGAGAACACTTTAGTGCTTGATTACGGTTCAAATGTTGAGCGTCACGGACTGTTGGATCAGGTAAAACCAAAAGATAAAATGAGTAGCGGTGATGGTGAGGCTCCAGCCAAGCAGTGCGAGAGTTGCCAGACGATAGTCCACGCAGCTGCTAAGATTTGTCCTGAGTGTGGATTTGAGTTCCCTGCGCCACTTCTTAATCATGGATCGAGCTCGTACAGCGGAGCCATGCTATCGAGCCAGATTGTGTCTGAGTGGGTGGATGTCGATGACGTTATGTATTCGAGGCACAAGAAGGAAGGCAAACCTGACTCGCTCAAGGTGACTTATTATTCTGGGATGCTCAGTGTCAGTGAGTGGCTATGTCCAGATCATGGAGGCTATGCTGCCAGTAAGTATAAGGAGCGTAAGGCTCTACTCAATGCCTTGGCTGACACAACGACTGAGGCTCTGGATGAGGCACATTTCTGGAGGAAGCCAAGCAGGGTGATGGTCAAGCCATCCAATCACAATCCAAAGTATAAAGAGATTACGAAATTCGATTACACACAAGTGGAGAGAAAACATGAGGAAGCGCAAGGCAATTACGCTGACTTCAGCCTTGAAGATATCCCCTTCTGAACACAGTGAGCAGGTAGGGTTTATCAATTGGTTTCGAGCCAAGTATCCAGACGTTTTGATATTCGCAATTCCGAATGGCGAGAAGAGGGCAATCAGCGTTGCCAAGAGACTGAAGATGGAGGGAGTAGTTCGAGGTATCCCAGATCTATTTGTGCCAGCTTGGACTTTATGGATAGAGATGAAGAGGGTTTCTGGTGGGAGACTTTCGACTGAACAGAGGCAAATGATAAAATATCTTGAAGGAATTGGACATACGGTTATCATTGGGAAAGGTGCAGGTGATGCATCTAAACAAGTATTAGATTTTTTTGAAAGAAAGAAATGAATTACAAAGGGCCACATCCAAAGCATTCTTCATATGGAAGAAGTGGGAAACCAGTGACTTTGGCAGAGCCCAATCAGGAGAATTGTTATGGGCAAGAAGACAAAAACGAAAAAGAAACAATGGACATCCAGAGAGATGCAATTGCTTCTGAAATACAAGGCAGATGGTTTAGACAGTGGTGAGATAGCCAATTGTCTGGGGAGATCCCAGAAGGCTGTACAGCACAAGATCTCAAGCCTACGCAGTGACGTTTTAAAACCAAAACCTGTTTTAGATAATATGATTCCGACTGAGGAAAATTCCATACCATTTTCACTAGATCGAGAGAAGACAAAGAAGTATGCGATCTGGGGTGGTGCTATACTGGCTCTAGGAGCAGCTCTCTTGGCTGAAAGGCTCCTTTGATGCACGACAGTGACCTGACAGCGTTTCAAGCCTCTCAGCTGCAGTATTTGAAGACTGAGGTTGAGAGGAAGCAAAATGATACGAATAGGCGTGATTCGTTTTCGGGTGCAGAGAACGCATTATTTCAGGCTCGAAAGGAGCTGAAGGAGTTTCTGAGTAACCTTAGAGTAGCTGGTAAGAACATATAAACCATTAAAAACAAACGATAATAAAAAAGTTTTCTTTCTGCCCTTGCAATATCTGCGAGGGTAGCTATATAGAGTGTATAGTTATTTAGAAAGGGACTTAGAAATGACACTTACAGAAAACCAAGCCGCTGCAATGACCGCCCTGATTAAAACTTGCTTGGGCAACATGAGCGGCTCAAGCATCGCTTGCCTAGAAGATGATCCATGTGTGTGGGTTGATGCATCTGATCTTGTAGACGCTGGTTGGGAGCAAAAACAGGCAGAAGGTACATTTGGTTCTTTAGTAGCCGAAGGATTAGTTTATTTGGATGACGGCGCAAGGCATTCATCAGAGCCACAACCTTTTGCTTTAACGCAAAACTGGGATGAGCTTCGCAAGTTCCACGCCTAATCAATCAGGGGAGCTACGGCCCCGCCACTACCACCACTTAGAAAGGGACTACCAAATGTCTATACGCAGAATGAAATACAATAAAAATGGCCTCGACATACTCTGTCGTGTTTACGGATCTGGTGAATATTCAGAAGCCATGATCCTCATCAAGCCAGAAGGCAAAACCGCCTACATCGTTATTGGCCAAATCTATAAGACCAATAACCTAAACTGGACACACCAGAAAGGCGTGATCCCAATGG